CGATGCTTGGCGGCGATACAAGGCCGCGCTCGTCGAGCTCGGCTTTACGCCCGCCGCCAGGTCGAAGGTGAGCACGATTGACTCGAACCAGGAAGAAGACCCGGGCGCGGCCTACCTCAACTGACCACGCATCCAAGCACGGCTCCGATCCGGCGACCGTGTACGCGGCGGCGGTCGTTGTGGGCGATATCGTCGCCGGCCCCTGGGTGAGAAAGGCCTGCGCCCGTCATGTTCGCGACCTGAAGGATGGGCCGAATCGCGGACTCAAGTGGTCGCTCGAGAAGGCCGATCACGTCTACGGCTACTTCCGCAACGTGCTGCGCTTGAATGGCGGGCAGTTCGAGGGCGTGCCGTTCGAGCTGCTGCTGTGGCAGTCGTTCCTGGTCGGCTCGCTGTTCGGCTGGCTCGGGCCGGACGGCCATCGGCGATTTCGGACCGGGTACGTCGAGATCGGCAAGGGCAACGGCAAATCGCCGCTCGCCGGCGGCATCGGCCTGTACTGCCTGACCGCCGACAAGGAGGCGCGCGCCGAGGTGTATGCCGCCGCCTCGACGAAAGACCAGGCCATGATCCTGTTTCGTGACGCGGTGGCGATGCGCGATCAGTCGCCGACGCTCACGCGGGCGCTGATCAAGTACGGCGGCCTGAACCCGTGGAACATGTTCTTCCCGAAGAGCGACTCGTTTTTCAGGACGATCAGCTCCGATGACAAGCAGTCGGGCCCGCGGCCGCACTGCGCGCTGTGCGACGAGCTGCACGAGCACCCGGACGGCACGGTCGTCGACATGCTCGAGGCAGGCTTCAAATTCCGCCGGCAGCCGCTGAAGCTCGAGATCACGAACTCCGGCTATGACCGGACGTCGATCTGTTTTCAGCACCACGAGTACTCGCAGCGCGTGCTGGACCAGCGGGTAGACGACGACGCCTGGTTCGCCTACGTGTGCGGCCTCGATCGTGGCGACGATTGGCGCGACCCGAAGGTGTGGCTGAAGGCGAATCCGAACTTCGGCGTATCGGTGACCGACAAATACCTGAGCGAGCAGGTCAAGAAGGCGGAGGGCATGCCGGCCTACGCCAGCAAGGTGCGCAGGCTGAATTTCTGCGAATGGGTCGACGCGGCGACGCCGTGGATCGACGGCGACAAGTGGCGGGCCTGCGAGGGCGAGCCCGATCTCGCTCAGTACCGCGGCTCACGCTGCTGGGCGGGCCTCGACCTCTCGGCTCGAAACGACCTGACGGCCCTGGCGGTCGTGTTCGCTCGCCCGGACGGCGCCGGCCTCGATGCGTTCCTGTGGTTCTGGACACCCCAGGAAGGGCTGCGCCAGCGCGAGGATCGCGACCGCGTGCCGTACACGATGTGGCGCGACCAGGGCCACCTCGAGGCAACGCCAGGCGCCACCGTCGAGTATGAGTACGTCGCCCGACGCCTGATCGACTTTCACGAGCAGTACGGGCTCGAGGCCGTGGCGTTCGACCGGTACAGGATCGACGACCTCAAGAGAGATCTCGACGACGCCGGCTTTGATTATTCGGTCTCGAATCTGGACGCCCAGGATGATGATCTCCTGAAGGCGCGGGGCATGCTGCTCGTGAATCACGGGCAGGGCTTCCGCGATATGACCCCCACCGTGGAGGCGCTGAGTACTGTCGTGACGAACCGAACGCTGACCGTCCGCCGCAACCCGGTGCTGACCATGTGCTCCGCCAATGCCGTCATCACCTCGGGCGCGGCCGAGGAGAAGAAATTCGACAAGCGAAAGTCCCGCGGCCGGATCGATGGGGTCGTGGCGCTGGCGATGGCGATCCGCTGCGCCCAGCGGTTCCGCTCCATCACGGTGGGCGGCGACATCGACAGCTTCATCAACTCCCCGGTGATCGCGTGAGCCGGTTCGGCTGGGTGCGCCGATGGTTCATGGGCGGCCAGGCGCTGCGTGAGGAGACGGGCGACCAGTACCCGGCGCCGAGCGGCGCGCTGGTCAACGATGTCGGCACCATCGGCCCCGACTTGGCGCTGCAGATCAGCACCGTCTGGGCCTGCGTGTCGCGCCGCGCCACCACGGTCGCCTCGCTGCCGTTTTTCGCGTACACGAACGGCGGCGGCCGGCGCGAGATCGATCGCTCGTCGCGACTGTGGGCCCTGCTGCACGAGAGCCCGAACCGGCGCATGACGCCTTACGAGTTCTGGGTGGCGATGCTGCTCAACCACGACCTGCGCGGCAACGCATACGCGCGCGTGGACCGCGACCCACGCACCGGCGAGGCGCTGTCGCTGTGGCCGATGCCGGCCGACCAGGTAAACCCGATCGTCCTCGATGACGGGTCGATGGTGTTCCTCTATCGGGTCGGCAACGACGTTGCTGCCCTGTCGGAGGACAACGTCCTGCACCTCAAAGACCTCGGCAACGGCACGGTCGGACTGCCGCGCCTCGAGTACATGCGGGCCACCGTCGGCGAGTCTCGCAACGCGCAATGGCAGGCGAATCGCGTGTTCGGATCGAGCGGCAAGCCGACCGGCGTGCTGATGCTCGATCGGGTGCTAAACGAGACCCAGCGCGATCAGCTGCAGAAGCGATTCTCCGAGATGGCGCTCGGCAACACGGGGCGGCTGTTCCTGCTCGAGGCCGACATGAAGTACCAGCAGCTGTCGATGTCGCCCGAGGACCAGGAGCTGCTTGAGTCCCGCAAGTTCAACGTCGAAGAGATCTGCCGCTGGTTCGACGTGCCGCCGGTCCTGGTGCATCACTCGAACGTGACGACGTGGGGCTCCGGCATCGAGCAGCTGGTCGACGGCTTCCACAAGTTCACGATCCGCCCGATCGTCGTGAGCATCGAGCAGGCCGTGCGCAAAAGAGTGATGACGCCGAGCCAGCGCGCCTCGCAGACGGTCGAATTCAGCCTTGACGCGCTGCTCCGCTCCTCGCTCAAGGAGCGCATGGAGATCTACGCCAAGGCGGTCCAGAACGGCATCTACAACCGCAACGAATGCCGGCAGCTCGAGAACGGCGCGCCCTACGCGGGCGGCGACGTGTTCACGGCGCAGTCGAACCTCGCGCCGATCGAAATGCTTGGCAAGACCAAGCCGAGTATCACCGTTGCGCCCGATCCGATACAGCAATGAGGAAAGGCCATGCTCCTTCGTAAGACCCTGCGCCTCGACCTGGTCGAGCTGAAGTTCGACGGCGAGGCCGGCCGCTTCGCCGGCTACGCGAGCGTCTTCGGCGGCACCGACACCTACGGCGACACCATCGTCCGTGGCGCGTTCGAGTCGACGCTGCGCAGCAACGGCAAGCCGAAGATGTTCTACAACCACGACTGGCACATGCCGATCGGCAAGTACCCGGTCGCCAAGGAAGACGACAAGGGCCTGTACGTCGAGGGCGAATACACGCCCGGCATGACCCTGGCCGCCGAGGTCCGCGCCGCCATGAAGCACGGCACGATCGACGGCCTGTCGATCGGTGGATTCGTCAAGAAGGGCGACTACGACGAGACCGACACCGGCCGGGTGATTCGCCGCTGGGCGAACCTCATAGAGGTGTCCCCGGTCGTGTTCCCGGCCGACACCGCCGCCCGGGTGGACGCCTCGAGCGTCAAGGGCGTGGACCTGTCCGAGTCGATCGCCGAGCTCGAAACGGTCCGAGATTTCGAGAGGTTCCTGCGGGATGCAGGGGGCCTGAGCAAAGGGGCGGCGGTTGCGCTCGTCGCCCGCGCGAAAACCATCTTTGCCGCGGGCGATCCCGGCGACGAGGCGGACGCGATCGCATTGCGCGAGATCCGCGGGCGCATCCAGCGCTTCGCAACCAGGTAACGGCATCCCAACGGAGAAAGCCATGAACGAAGAGATCAAGCAGCTGATGAAGTCCCTCGAAGGCATCGAGGCGGCCCTGGCGGAGGCGGCCGAGCGCGCCGAAAAGCAGGCCAAGGAGACGGGCAACGTCTCCACCGAGACCAAGAACGCGATCGAGCAGCTCGGCACGAAGCAGCGCGAGTTCGCCGACCGCCTCACGGCGCTCGAGCAGAAGGGCGTGACGATGCCCGAGGGCAAGGCCGACGAGAGCTGGGGTGCCCAGCTCGTCAAGTCGGAAGGCTACCGGGCGTTCCAGGGCGGGCAGGCGCAGAAGTGCCGCATCGAGGTCAAGAACACGCTGGTTGGCGCCGACGCCAACGTGGCGCCGGACCGCCGCCCCGGCATCGTGCCGGGAGCCGC